CGGAACGGGTACAAGGATGTACCCACTAGCTTTTGTTTAATTTTGGGGTTAGCATCATAGGGACGAAACATTCCCCGCTTGCGAAGAGCAAGTAGTGCAGCCCTACTTAAGTCCTAGCTCCTTGACAGGCGGAGCTGGCTAGGAAGCCCTAGCCTAAAACACATTTTAACGGGACATGCCGTAAGGCGGCTGGAAGAGCTTGACAGAGCTAGCAAGGAAGCTATTCTGTTTGTGATAATGTGGACTTGAGTACTAGCGACTACTAGCTGCTTTTGGTTTTAATTAGTTGCGGCTGGGAGTAAAGCGTGCAGGCGAAGCGCACAGGCAGGGAATGTCCCAGAAGCCTGTCATTAGACTAGCTACGTCCAGAGGACGGAGCCAACGTAATTTCAACTAAAAGGAACATGTAATATGGCTTTCGATAGGAAACCCCTAAATCTCTCTGGCGCGTTCAACACCTCCCAGAAGGGTACGCTAATCAAGAGTTTCGAGCAGGTGGCAGCTGGTACGGTAGTGCCGCAAACTGCCCCCACCAACATCACCGGACAGACAGGAACTGCCGGTAGTGTTATTGCGGATGTAGGCGGCAGCTTCACCCAAGCCACTCTCAATAGTAACTTCCGGGTGGTGTCGGACAAGATCAACGCCGTCATTGCCGCTCTCAAGACTGCGGGAGTGATGTCATAATGTTTGAGCTGCTGGCTACAATAGCATTTATCGGAGCCCTTTATTTCCTAGCAAAGGAACTAGGGTTTGATGTCAACGGCAGCCTAAAGGCTTTGAAGGACACGATTGTAGGTTTCTTCAAGAAGAGTTGAGGTTGAGATGGCAGCGTGGGAAGAGCGCGAGAAGGAAGAACTATTACTTGATAATGGCTGTCTGTACAAAGCGCATAAGGACACAGCCGGTAATTGGGTAATAGGTGTTGGGCATAGGCTAGAGAGTGACCCGCACAAGGAGTGGACGCAGGAGCAAATATCCGTAGAGTTTCTCGCAGACTTCGAGAATGCGGAAACTGCAACTGCAGAAGTAGTCCCTTTCTTCTCAGCTCTAGATGGTCCACGGAAGGGTGCGCTGGTCAATTTGACATTTAGTATAGGCGGCGCAGGGCTGTCCGCCCTTCACGGAATGCTAGCCGCTATGGACAGCGGGGACTGGGATACGGCAGCTTTATATTTAATGGGCAGCAGGTACGCTAGGCGGGCAGGAGATAGAGTCAAACGCCTAGCCTACCGCATACGAACAGGTGAATATTCTCTAAGATGAGCGATGAGCAGAAGTTGAGTGGAGAGGAGGGCGGTATTCCGTTGGTGGTGCTAACTAACGAACGTACCCCGTTCAAGGCGCAGCAGATTCTAATGCTGTACCAAGCAGTACACGCAGCCCAGCTTGCATACATGGACGGGCTTAACCCGGACACCGGCGAGGTGGAACCGCTTCTAGTGGGGCTAGAGCCGACGGATGATGGTCAGTTTAGGGTGTTCCCGCTAGCAAAACTGCTTAGCAAGCTGGACGAGGTTCCGGCATATCAAGTACCAGATGGTCAGGGTGGGTATATCAATGCTTCAGACGGTGCAGGAGACGAGCTTGCAGCCATCCCCGAGGAAGAGGGGAAGGCCCCGGAAGGTTGATTTAGCAGTAGATGCCGCAGGCGAACATTGGGCTGATAAGCTCGTTCGCCTTTACTCCGAAGGCGGTAGTGACACCGAAGTTTGTAAAGAGATGAAAATGTCCCATCGGCAGTTTGTAAAGCGCGAGAGGGACGACATCTTGTTTGCAGAGCTAGTTGAATACGGACGCTTGGCGTCCAAAGCTTGGTGGCTGGAAGTTGGACGTAAATACGTCAGGCAGGGAGCCCCAGCACAAGCGTTCAACTTCTGGTATGCGAACATGAAGAACAGATTTGGGTGGAGCGACAAAGCTGAAGCGGTGGATCAGTTGAAAGCAGAGAGCATGTCTACGGACGAAATCACAGCTAAGATTGCGGGGATTAAGAATAAAATAGCAAAGTTCCCCGCTAATGCTGAAATGAGAATCTTGGGCGATGACTGATAAAATTGAGATCCCGACCTCTGGAGTAGAGGCGGGGTCTATTTCTAATTCCGACTTGCTAGAACTGGCGGAGCTAATAGAAGAGCTGGAAAGGCGCAATGAGTTCTCTGGCATAGCCAAGAGATTTCAGGCCAACACTCCCTACAGCATTGACAATCTGCCTAAGCATAAGGCATTCTTTGATGCTACCCGGAACTACAGGGAAATCCTGCTCCTTGGTGGCAACAGATCAGGTAAGACACAGAGCGGAGCGTTCCTCTGCGCTGTACTGGCTACCGGTCTCTACCCTGAGTGGTGGGACGGTATTAGGTTCGACGGCCCTGTGAATATCTGGGCAGTCGGGAAGACAGGTCAGACCACTAGAGACACCGTGCAGGAGGCCCTAATGGGCCCCACGGGTGCAGAGGGTACTGGTCTTATTCCAAAGAGCTGCATCGGTAAAAAGGTCAGGCTGCCCGGCACTCCGAATGCCTACGACACTGTGGAGGTATTGCACACCTCTGGCAAGTGGAGCACGGTAGGGTTCAAGAGTTATAAGCAGGATACGCCTAGTTTTTATGGTACAGCTAAGCATTTAGTGTGGCTTGACGAGCCGTGCCCTGAGGACATTTACAACGAATGCCTGATCCGTACGGCTACTACCAATGGTAGGGTGGTACACACCATTACGCCGAAAGAGGGACTAACTCGGCTCTTAGCGGACTTCTTGGCCAACTGCGACTTACTGGCTGGCACGGAAAAGATTGAGGGTATTGACAAAGCGGCAGCTATGATGCTCATGGAGAGCAACCAGAGCGCTGCGGCAATACCAATAAACTACGGAGACATTACTAAGACTCAGGTCGCCAACCACCACAGGGCGGCAGTGGCAATAGGCTGGGATGACATCCCGTGGATGAGCGATCAGACCAAGAAGGAAATTCTTGATAGCACGCCTCCGCACTTAAGGGATACAGTTAGTAAAGGTATTCCCACAATCGGCGACGGGGCTATTTACACAATACCGCTTGCTGATATTCTCCTGAAGAAAGAAGAGATTTTTCCCATACCGGCGCATTACAAAAAGCTATATGGTATGGATGTTGGGTGGAACAGGACAGCTGCCGTGTTCGGGGCGCTAGATCCAGATACAGGAATCCTCTACATATATGCCGAACATTATGTGGAACACCAGCTTCCAGAAGTGCACGCTTCGAGAATCAAGCAGATCGCACAGGACTGGATGCCGGGCGTAATAGATCCTGCGTCTAATGCTGTAAGTGGGACAGACGGCAAACGTCTACTGGACATTTATCGTCGTGAAGGTTTAAGACTCCGCACTGCGGATAATTCCGTAGAGAGTGGTATTATGAAGGTGGCAAGTATGCTGGCGCAGGGGAAGTTGAAATTCTTCCCTAATGCCACATCTCACTTGCAGAATGAATACCTGTTATACCGTAGGGACAATGGCAAGATTGTTAAAGAAGACGATCATGCTATGGATGCCCTGCGTTACCTAGTAACTTCCTTGCATCTGGCTGTAACGACTCCGCTCAAAACTGCCAACAGAAAGCTAATACCTCTAAAGATGGGTAGATATAATGTCTGATGTGATTGTAGAGCAGGTAGTAGCCGACGGCCTCTCCGAAGAGGATTTGATGGCCGTTGCAGAAGCCGCTGCCCAAGCCATTATAGACCAGCAGAATGCTAGGAATGAGATATTTGCTAGCATGGCGCGGGAGATTGAGGGTAAGCTCACGTCCCGCATGGGCTCTAGAAAGAGTAAAGAGAGCCAGTGGCTGGAGAGCCTGCGTCTCTATCTGGGTAGTCTTTCCTCCTACAACCTAGTTACAGGAGAATACCCATTCGGTGTGTCGGAAGATAAGAATTCTGTACACCGTCCGGAAGTGAATATTGTTCGCAATAAGTGCGAAACAGCTATTTCGCAGACAATGACATTCCAGTTTGCAGCCGGTGACAAGAACTGGGATCTGCGCCCACCTCAATCCTTTGAAGTAGACGAGTATGACGTAGCTCAGATGCAGCAACTGCTGCAGCCATCGCAGCCAGATCCTAGTGGGCAGCAGGCGCCGCCTCAGCCTCTGTCAAAGGATGACATCATCAACGCTAAGATCTCCTTGATGGAAGCAGAGATGCAGACCCATCTTGAGAATACTAGCTATGGTGTAGAGAGTCGCAAAGCCGGATGGGACAGGGTGGTGTTGGGGACGGGGGTTATGAAGCTTCCGACCAACTCTACCAAGCTGCGCAAGGTTTACCAGAAGCAGCAAACCTCCACGGGACAGGTTATCCGCGTCCCACATATGCAGATTGAAAATGTTCCGTGTGTTTATCGCGTAAACCCTTGGTACTGGTTCCCAGATGATACCGTTACCGATGTGCGCGATGCGGAAGATTCCATAGAAATTCATCCGATGAGCAAGACCCAGCTGCGCGAACTGCGTAGCAATCCCGGCTTCTTCGCAGATCAGGTGCAAGAGGCTTTGGAAGAGGAGCCGCGGCAATACACTAACAGCCCATTCAACGACCCTGCCTACTTGACGCAGGGTATCAATCTGCTGAAGAATCGCTACCTAGTGCTGGAATATCACGGCCCAATGAGCCGAGAAGATTTGGAGCAGCTAGGAAAAGTTCCGCTAATTGAAAGCCCCGACGATGAGTATTTCGTAGAGGTGTGGGTAGTAAACGGCCGCGTCATACGCCTAGAATTTTCCAACCTAGAAGGCTGCCACCGCGTACCGTATGCAGCGTGCACATGGGAACCCGACCCGGCTACTATTTACGGGTTTGGTATACCCATGCTGGTTAGGGATCAGCAGCGTGTAGTTAATGAAACTTACAAGATGATGCTGGATAATGCCGGCATTTCTGCAGGTCCCCAAGTAATTGTCGATACAACGCTTATCAATCCTGCAGATGGTGGGTTGGAATGCACGCCTTGGAAGGTGTGGTACACAAATGAGTATGGCGCAGATGTATCCAAGGCCATCCAGTTCTTTATGCCGCAGAACGCCTACGAAGGGCTGTCTGCGCTATTCAGCCTTTCTATGGGATTGGCTGATAATGAATCCAGCATCCCCAACCTAGGTCCCGCTGGCCCTGCCCAAGCTTCTGACACAGCTACGGGTATGGCGATCGCGCAGCAGAATGCCTCTAGTCCCCTGTTCCATAAGAGCGAACAGTGGGATGACCAGATGACTAAACCCCTCATAGAAGCCTTGTATGAGTGGGAGATGCAATACAATCCAAAGGACGAGATTAAGGGCGTCTTTGACATTGATGTCCGTACGTCCACAGCCAGTTTGCAGGCTTCGCTGAATCAGCAGAAGCTGGAGAGGCTGGCAATGGAGATTGCTCAAGGTAGTCCTGTCGGTGAATGGATCAAGATGGATGAGTTTGCGCAAGTGCGCCTGATGGATATGCGCCTGCCATACAAGACCATCATCAAGACACCGCAAGAGATTGCTGTAGAAAGAGCACAACGCCCACCGCCTCCGCCAGACCCCAACATGCTTAAGGCTCAGGCCGAGCTGCAGAAGGTACAGGTGGATCAACAGCGTGCCCAAGTAGAGATGCAAAAGGTACAGCTGGAAGCCCAGCAGAAGTTCAAGGAAGCGCAGATGAAATACGAAGCGCAACTCCGGACAGACGCTGTGCGCGAGCGAGAGGCTCAGGCATCTGTCATTAAAGCTCAGTACGACTATCAGGCACAGATGGCAATGCTAGCATCTAAGGACGAGCAGAATCGTCAGCGGATTGTGGCTAACATGCAGACGAAGGCTATGCAGCTGCAGTCTGACAAATTCCTAGCCGGCGTAGATGCTGCGATAAAGCTGCGCAGTCAAGGAATCTCACAGCAAGAACTTCAACTGAAACGCCAAACTGGTACTGGTATCTAAGGAGGAAAAGTGTCAGTGAATTTCGCTGGTGAGACGTGGCTGTATATCGAGTCTAAGATTAAGCAATCTATAGAAAACTATACCGCCCTATGTCTAAACCCGGCTAAGTCTTACAAAGACATCATCGCAGCGCAGGGAGCCATCCTTGCCCTCAAATCAATTCTAAATCTGCCGCAGGAGCCTAAGCTACTTGCCGCAACCAGGAAAGTTAAATGACCGACAACATCACAACAGACCAAGCCCAAACCCTATTCGAGGACTCTTACAAGGCAATCAAGTCTGGCGAAACTCCGACCACTGCTACAGTAGTTGAGGAACCAGCGCCCGCAGAAGCTGTCGAGGAAACTCCGACCGAGAGCCCAGAAGTTGCAGAAGTTCCAGAGAAAAAGGAAGAGGCCCCTGTCGCCGAGAGTACGCCTACCGATGCAGATCCGTATGCGTGGCTAAAAGAAATACCCGAAACCCTTCGCCAGAAGGTGATGGAGGAGATAAATACTAAGCTCCGGCTAGAGCACCGCGTTCGTTCAGACGACGGCCGTGTTCGGGCGCATCAGGAGAAAGTTTTGAAGCTTCAGCGGATGCTTGCTGAGGCTCAACATAGGCCGGCCGCCTCAGCGCAGTCCGCCACAGCAGCTAACCAAGTCCCTGAAGCTTGGCAGCAAATTGTAAAGAGCGACCCTGAACTCGCTGCGGCGTTTGAGGCTCGTGTTAAGCAAGAGGTAGACTCTGCTGTTGGTTCCGTAAGGAACGAACTTCAGGAATTTAAGCGTACCGCCGTAGAGCCGCTCTATGAGCATAACTCTCAGCAGTACGTCGAAGAACAGAAGCAGACACTGAGAAGCATGGTACCTAACTATGAACAGGTTGTAGCTTCCCCCGAGTACAATGATTGGCTGAATAACTATGCCAGTGAAGGCATCCGGCGCCTCGCACTAACTTCGTTAGACGCGCAAGATGCTTACAATGTGCTGCGCTATTATGCCAATGATATGGTAGCTATGGGCAAAGCTCCGACTTCTCAACAGCCTACAACTGTTCAGCAGGCTCCCACCTCAGAAGCAGCAGACAAGATTGCTGCGGAAAGGGCTGGGAGACTAGCAGCCACACCGCCCGCACAGAGGACCGTGCCTATCGCCCCGACAGGCAATCCAGCAAAGACGGATTTTACTAGGGACGAGGCCGAGGCCATATTTGCGGAAGAGTGGAAAAAACTTAACAAGAGAACTTAATCTAATAGGAGACTCATTATGGCAGATGGCACATTTGTCAGTTATGGGGATGTTAGCCCGCGCGTAGGTATTGTCGCTGTAGCAAAGATGCTCTCTCGTGTTGAACCAGTGTTGGTTCTTGAGAAGTATGCGCTCGTAACTCCCCTCCCGAAGAACCGTGGCGAAGTTATCAAGTGGCGGCGTATCAAGCCCTTGGTCGTTTCAACCACCAACCTGACCGAAGGCGTCACGCCTCCGGCCGAACAGCTTGTCTACGAAGATGTCACCACCGTCATTGCACAGTTCGGTGGCTGGATTCAGATTACAGACAAGATTCAGGACCTACACGAAGACCGTGTTCTTGATGATGCAATGACCGCCCTTGGCGATCAGGCTGCGGCTACCAAGGAAGCTGTACTTTGGGGTATCCTACGGGGTGGTACCAACCTGTTCTACGCTAACGGCGCTGGCCGCAGTGCTGTGAATACCCCAATTGACTTGGACTTGGTGAATGCAGCGGTCAATCAGATCAAGCGCAACCACGGTAAGAAGATTACCGAACGCTTGGCGGCCGGCCCCGGCATTGCTACTGAGCCTGTCAATGGCAGCTACGTGGCATTTGCGCACGTCGATCTGGAAACAGACATTCGTGCCATGACTAGCTTCGTCCCTGTCGAACGCTATGGTACGTTCAAGCCCCTCGACCCTGACTGGGAAATCGGTAAGGTGAACGAGCTGCGCTTCATCCTTAGTCCACAGCTTAGTGCTTGGCCGGATGCTGGCGGTGCGGCGGGTTCGACGATGCGCAGCACGTCGGGCACTGCTGCGGACGTATATCCCGTTGTCATTGTCGCCAAGGAAGCCTATGGCACCGTGCCGCTCAAGGGAGTTTCTGCAGTCGAAATGGCTGTCAAGAATCCCAAGATGGGCGAACCCGGCGATCCTCTCGGCCAACGCGGTCACGTTGCGTGGAAGATTTGGTACCAAGCTGTTCGTCTCAACGAGCAGTGGATGTGCCGCCTCGAAGTCGCAGCTACGGCTCTAGGCTAAGGAGAATAGAAAATGGCTAATACTTACAAGTCGAGTGTTTATCTCAAGAATGGGCGTGTACGTCCGAGCGGCCAGAATAATGCAGAGGCTATCACTGCCACTGTAACCATTCCGGCTGGCACTACGCTCGGTGTGGGAGATGTTCTGAAGTTTGCAATCCTAGGCGAGAATGTTCGCATTAAGAGTTTCGATCTTAACTGCGATGCCTTCGATAGCAATGTTTCAGCAACTCTTGCAGGCAGTCTTGGTATTACAGCTAGCACGGCATGCCTACTAGCTACTACCGCCAAGCTTTCTGGCAACAGCTCAGCGAAGG